GGCGATTGGTATTTCCAGGCTGTTGCAACGACTCTGACCGATAGCACGGTGCTTGAGCTGGGCCGTGGTGGCTTCACGGTTGAAGCATCGCTGGCGTACAGCGGAACGCCTGGAGCGTATGACGGTCGTTCGCAGCTTCAGCAGGATCTGGATGCTGTCAAAGCTGCGATTCGAGCAATTATCAGCGGTGGCGCGGTAGCCGAGTATCGTATTGGCAACCGTAATTTGAAGAAATTCGACCTTACGGAGCTGATGGAGCTTGAGTCTCGCCTGAAGGCGCAGCTTGCACGCGAGAAGAAGGCCGAGATGATCGCCAACAACCTTGGCGATCCGCACAAGCTTTACGTTCGTTTTAATCAAGGCTGATGGGACTTCGCACTCGACTGCTTCGTAGGCTGGGTCTGCAGCCGATTCCGCGTTCACTACCGAGGCGGCGTCGTAATTATGCGGGCGCGATCATCAGTCGCCTGACGAGTGACTGGATGTCATCGCAGGCCAGTGCTGATGCTGAGATTCGCACCAGTTTGCGGAAGCTGCGTGATCGCAGCCGCGAGATGGTGCGGAACAATCCGTATGCCAAGCAAGCGAAGCGGACGACGCAGATCAACGTGGTTGGCAGTGGCATCAAGCTGCAGTCACAGGTGCAGCAGCTTCGTGGTCGGAGGCTGAATGATTCAGTGAACCGGCTGATCGAAGAGAAGTGGAATGCTTGGTGCCGTGCTGATAACTGCGATGTGGCCGGTCGGCACAACTTCCACATGATGGAGTGGCTTGCTGTTGGTGCGTTGCCGGAATCGGGCGAGGCGCTATTCAGGATCATCCGCCGACCGTTCGGCAGCAGCCGGGTGCCACTTGCGCTGGAGATGCTGGAGGCTGATGTACTGGATGAGGAGTATCAAGGCCCAACCATTGCCCCACGCAACGAATGGCGCATGGGTGTGGAGATCAATGAATGGGGTCGCCCGGTGCGGTACGCCTTCCTCACGCGCCATCCAGGTGACTACTGGTTCCAGAATGTGCCGCAACGAGAGGGTAAGCATGTCTTTCTTCCTGCGGAAGATGTGATTCATCTGTTTATCCCGGAGCGTCCGCAACAGCATCGAGGGGTGCCGTGGTTCCATCCTGTTATGGCCGATGCGCATCAGCTTCAAGGGTACGAAGAGGCTGCGGTGATCCGAGCGCGTGCGGGTGCATCGATCATGGGCTTCGTCACGTCGCCTGAGGGAGAGCTTGAGGCGGATGACGTTGAAGGTGAACGCCGGATTTCGGAGTTCGAGCCTGGGATGTTCAAGTATCTGGAGCCAGGTCAGAACGTGACGGTGCCGGACATCGATTCACCGGACCAGCAGTTTGAGATGTTTGTGCGAAATAAGGTGCGTAGGTTTGCAAGTGGGTTTGGATGCAGCTACGAAACCCTGAGTCGCGACTTCAGTGAAACGAATTACAGCAGCAGCCGCCTAAGCCTGCTCGAAGACCGCGAACACTGGAAAGTGGTACAGCAGTACTTGATTGAGCATTTTCACATGCGTGTGTTCCGCGAGTGGCTGAATCTTGCGGTGCTTGCCGGTGAGCTGCCGTTTGAAGACTTCGACCAGCGGCCTGAGCGATACGACAACCCAAGGTGGATGGCCCGTGGCTGGGATTGGGTGGATCCGCTGAAAGAAGCGAAGGCTTACCGCGAAATGGAACAGGCGGGATACATGACAAAAGCGCAAATTGTTGCGAAACTAGGTGGAGATTTCTACGACAACTTGGCCGAGCTGTCACGCGAGCAACAAGCAGCACAAGAGCTTAGTGTGGAGCTTGACCGCGACATCATTGACGCGCAAGCTGTGCCGGAGGTTATCGAGTAATGCCTGCAATGCCGACTGAAGGGATGCGCGAAGAAGCGCGTCGTTATCGCGCCTGGAAGGAGGAAGGGTACGACGGTGGCACTGACGTTGCTGCTCGTCGTGCCTCTCAAATCCTTAGCGGCGATGAGTTGAGCGACGAAACCATCGTGACGATGAGCGCATGGTTTGCTCGTCACGAGGTAGATAAGGAAGCTGAGGGCTTCAGCCCCGGTGAAGATGGCTATCCATCACCTGGCCGTGTTGCATGGGCTGCATGGGGTGGTGATGCAGGAAAGAGCTGGTCCGATAAACTGGTTGAGTCAATGGATCGAGCAATGGTGACGGGTGACGCTGAGAGGCCCTATCCAAACGAACATGCCGCTCGTTTGCGCGATCCTGATCAATATGACCGCTTCCGTCGCCGGAATGATGGTGGCGGAGCTGGAGTTGACTTCATCTTTGGGATCAAGGAAGACGAAGACGGCGCGGAGCTGCAGTCAATTCGCTTCAAGTTGTCGCAGTTTACGGCCGTTGAGGCGCGGCAGTGGCTGAGCGACAACGATTATGAAGCGCTTGAATTTGAAGAAGCAACCGGCGACCGCGAGCTGCGTGCTGAACCGGGCGATCTGAAAGAGGGTGATTTTGTTTCTTGGAATAGCTCTGGCGGCCGCGCTCGTGGTCGCATTGAGCACATCATGCGTGAGGGCACGCTTGGTGTTCCTGATTCTGAATTCAGCATCAATGCAACCGAAGATGACCCTGCAGCACTGATTCGCATCTATCGCCCCAGCGATGATGGTTGGCAGGCAACAGAAACAATGGTTGGTCATCGATTTAGTACACTGACAAAGATCGATGCACTGCGAGGAATGAGCGCAAGAGATTTAGAGGGTACGAAGCTCACTCGTGTTGAAGCAACTGTTTTCAACATTGTTGACGATCGCACGATTGAGTTCCCCTTCAGCTCTGAATATCCGGTGGCTCGGTACTTCGGGAATGAAGTGCTGAGTCATGCTGTTGATGCCGGTGATTTTTCACGGCTGAATGATGGCGCACCGCTGCTGTTCAATCATGATCCAGATCGCGTAATCGGCGTTGTCGAACGCGCATGGATGGATGAAGAGAAAAAACGCGGTTATGCCAAAGTTCGCTTCTCGCGCAATAAGCAAGCGCAAGAAGTATTGGCAGATGTTCGCGATGGAATCCTTCGCGGGATTTCATTCGGGTACTCCATTGATAAGATGGAGGAACGCGAAGATGACTTCATGGCAACTCGATGGTCGCCCTATGAGGTCAGTGTGGTCAGCATTCCCGCTGATCCCACCGTCGGCATTGGTCGCTCCTTGGAGTTGACCGATGACGAACCAGCGGCCCCGGCCGCATCTCCTGAAAACACTATGACTGAACCTGTCATGGACAACACTCCTGACCTGGAGGTGATCCGGTCCGAGGCCGTCGAGGCCGAGCGCAACCGTATCGCCGCCATCAACAAACTGGGTGAGCGTCATAAGCTCCCCGAAGTCGCTCGCGAACTGATCGACGGAGGTAAATCCGTTGATGAGGCACGGGCTGCAATCCTCGAAAAAATCGGAACCCAACCCGTGGAACACCGCATTGATGCCAACGATGTTGGCCTCTCCGAAAAGGAGACCCGTCAGTTCAGCTTCGTCAAAGCTCTGAACTATCTGGCTAACCAAGGCGATGCTCAGGCACGTCGCGAAGCCGAGTTTGAGATTGAAGTTGGCCGCGCTGCTGCTGAGAAGTACGAGCGTTCTTCTAACGGCATCGTGGTGCCGAACGAAGTGCTGCGTCGTGATCTGGTGGTCGGCACCCCGACTGCTGGCGGCAACCTTGTTGATGATGTGCTTCTGGCTGGAAGCTTCATCGAAATCCTGCGCAACCGTCTGGCATTCGCCCAAGCTGGCGTGACCATGCTGACCGGACTGCAGGGCAACATCAGCATCCCTCGTCAGTCCAGCGCCAGCACCGCTTACTGGGTTGGTGAGAATTCTGCTCCGACTGAGAGCCAGCAAGCTGTTGATCAAGTCAACATGACGCCCAAGACCGTGGGTGCTTATGTGGACTACAGCCGTCGTCTGCTGCTCCAGAGCAGCATCGATGTGGAAGGCATGGTGCGGAACGATCTCGCTCGCGTGATCGCACTGGAAATCGACCGCGCTGCTATCTACGGCACCGGTTCCAGCAACCAGCCTCAGGGTCTGACCAATGTGACTGGCATCGGCAGCCAGACCATCACCACCTTCGGCACCTTCCAAGAGTACATCGGTATGGAGACCGATGTGGCTTCTGCTAACGCTGATGCCGGCAGCCTGCGTTACATCATCAACGCTGCTGCACGCGGTGCGCTGAAGTCTACCGAGAAGGCTTCCAACACGGCTCAGTTCGTGTTTATGGATAACGAGATCAACGGCTATCCGGTGATCGTGTCCAACCAGCTGCAGAGCAACGATGCGCTGTTTGGTGACTTCTCGATGATGGTGATGGGCATGTGGTCCGGCCTGGATCTGACTGTTGATCCTTATGCTGGCGCCACTGCTGGCACCGTCCGCGTGATTGCTCTCCAGGATGTTGACTTCGCGGTTAAGCAGCCTGGTGCGTTCTGCTTCGGCACCTGATCATGATGCGAGTTGAGATCAAGCGCAGCGTGATGATCTCCGGGGAGCCTGCTACGGCGGGCTCCTTCGTAGAACTGGAAGACGCTGCAGCGATGCTGTTGATTGGAATGGGCAAGGCGGTGTTTGCACCGGCCGAGCCTGAGCCCGAACCGGCTCCTGTATGTCCACCTGTTAAGCCTGTGTCTCGTCGCGGGCGTTCCACCTCTCCCACCAAAGACTGATGGCTATTCTTTCTACCGGGCTTGAGAAGGTTTCTCATTTTGCCCTTGCTCCGACCGCTGAGCGGACTTCTAATCTCGACGGTACGGCCGTTGACCTCAATGATTATGAGGGTGACGTGATCGTGATCCTCGATGTTGAGGCAAGCGGCACTTCTACTCTGGATGTCAAGATCCAATCCAGCGACACCGAAGGCGGCAGCTATAGCGACGTGACTTCCGTGTTCAACCTGGATGGCACTGAGCAAGCTTCTGCTGCTGTGGCTTTTGCTCAGGTGAGCACCTCTGCTTCTAAGCAGTATCTGGTGTTCCCTAAGGGTGCTGCCAAGCGTTGGGTGAAGGCTGTGTCTACCACCGACACTTCCACTCACACCTATAGCATCAACGCTCTGGGCGCGAAGAAGTACGCCTGATCCTGATGTGTTGTGCGCCCGGTCAATGCCGGGCGCTTTTTCTCATGGCGTTTGCCGAAGATCTAAGCGTATTTCTGAACACTGCTGAATTTGCGGTGCCAGTTGTTGCGGGAGCCGTGTCGGGTTTGGGGATTCTCGACATGCCGTCTGAGATTATTGCGGATGGCGTGGTGCTGACTACTGATTACAAGCTGACGTGCGAGTCGGCGAAGTTTGGCTCGTTGCTGCATGGCGACGCGATTACTGTGAATAGTGTTGCGTATAAAGTGCGAAATGTGTCGTTGATTGATGACGGTGCGTTTTGCGAGATTATGATGCAGAAAACGTAAAGCAGGCAATGGCAACGATTCTCGGCCTCAAGGCAGGTAACGCCGATAACATTCACGAATGGGATCCGCTGACTGCGGATGGCAGCACTCCAGCGGTCGAGGTGAATGGCACAAACTTTTGCTTCGTTGACAAGATTATTGGCAGCAACATTACAGTAATTCACCAAGGCTCTCTGAACGGCACCGACTGGTTTAATCTGGAAGCTCATTCGCACAACGCAAGTGGTGTTGATGCGCATTTTTATGCTGCGCATCCGGTTAGATATGTTCGAGCAACTGCTTCGAGCATTGGCGCAGGCGAAAGCTTCACTGGCTCTGTGATGTGTAACTGATGACCACCAAACGCGAACAGATCCTTAGTCAGATCGCCAGTGTGCTTGCGAGTACGGCTGGTGTTGATGGTCGTGTGTACAGGTCGAGGGTGACGGCAGCGGCTAGGTCTGAGTCGCCGATGATCATCGTGGAGCCGATCACGGACACCGCTCGGCAGGTCACATCACTGCCAAAGCTTGACTGGCGGATGCGCGTAAGAGTGACGGTTGTAGTTCGCTCTCAAACGCCAGATACTGATGCGGATTCGATCATCGAGTCAATGCACTCGAAAATCATGGCAGACCTCACGCTTGGCGGATATGCGATTGACGTGCAGCCAGTATTGACCGAGTTTCAATTTCTGGATGCGGATCAGCCTGCTGGAGTGATCGGCAATGAATACGATGTGCTTTATCGCACTGCGGTTGATGATCTAACGACAAGCTAAGATTTAAGCAGGCGCAAGCATTAACATGAATGACGAGTACCGAGGGCAGGGTGGGTCTTACCTCCTGGACCCAGAAACCGGTAAGCGCACCTTGATTCAGCGCACTCTTCCCGCAAACTCTCCTGAGGACAATGGCACTTCTTCTTCGGAAACGACTGATTCTGATCGAGACGGAATCAGTGTACGGAACGGATCCGACTCCCGACGGAGCGGACGCGGTTTTGGTGAGGGATCTGAACATCACTCCTCAGCAGAGTGATGTCGTCAGCCGCGACCTGATCCGCCCTTATCTCGGCGCTTCTGAGCAGCTTCTGGCGAACACTCGCGTTGAGTGTACGTTCAGCGTTGAGCTTGCTGGTTCTGGCACTGCTGGCACCGCTCCTCAATACGGCAAGGCACTTCAAGCTTGCGGGTTGAGCGAGACTGTTTCTGCCAGCACCAGCGTCACCTACGCACCAGTCAGCTCATCGTTTGGCTCTGTCACCATCCACTACAACATCGATGGTGTGCGTCACAAGGTGACCGGTTGCCGTGGCACCTTCACGATCAATGCGAATGTTGGTGAGATCCCGACGATCGACTTCACCTTCACCGGCATCTATAACGCACCCGATGATTCGGCGCTGCCTAGCGTGACTTACGCGAACCAGGCCACTCCCCTGGTGTTCAAGAACGGCAACACCGATACGTTCGAGTTGCTGTCTTATGCCGGCTGCCTGCAGTCGGTAACGTTCGACGTGGGTAACACGCTGGTGTATCGCGAGCTGATCGGTTGCACCAAAGAGGTGCTGATGACGGATCGCTCCTCGAATGGCACCGTGGTGCTTGAAGCGGTGACGATGGCGACGAAGGATTACTTCACCGCTGCTCTCACCGATAGCACGTTAGGCAACCTGACGTTCCAGCATGGCACGACCGCTGGCAACATCGTTGATTTCGCATCCACTCGGATCGACATCGGCGACGTGTCCTACAGCGATCAAGACGGCATCGCGATGCTTAACATTCCGTATACCGCGATTCCTTCCACCGCTGGTAACGACGAATTCAGCCTTGTCTATACTTGATCTGGGCGTGGATGCGTGTGACGGGCTGCGATGCGTTGCAGCCCGTTTTTTTATGGTGTATTGTGTTGAGGAGTCTTTTATCACTCATGGCTTTCGTTCGCAAAAAGGTTAAAACTTTCAAGTGGCCCGTAAAAATCGAGGAACCCGCCGATGGCGGTGTGTTTGAAGAATCTAGCTTTGATGCTGTATTCAAGCGTGTGCCTCGATCTGAATTCCAGAAGCTGGCCGATAAAGGCGACCTGGAGTTGCTTAAGGCTGTGCTGACCGGCTGGGAGGGCATTGAGGATGAAGATGGCAAGCTGGTGCCGTTCTCGCAGGTGACAATGAAAGAATTCGCCGATGATCCTTACTGGATTCGCGGTGTGCTCAGCGCTTACACCGAGACGTTTGAAGGCGCCAAGCTGGGAAACTGAAAGATGCCGCCCAGTATTGGGTGAGTGGCGGCAAGCGCACGGAGGATAAGAGCGGGGATGATGCTGCGGCTTTTGGCCTGAAGCCGCAGCGTCCTGCTGCTCCAGTTGAGGAGCATTTTGAAGTATGGGATGAAAACTGGGATACTGTCATGATGTTCTTGCGGATGACGACGCAATGGAACGTCACGATGGGTGGCTATGTCGGCTTGAAATATGAGGTGCTGGTCGGTGCAGGTGGCCTGATGGCGCTGTATGATGTGGATAATCCCCGTGAGATGCTCGAAGGTATCCAAGTGATGGAATCCGTGGCACTCTCTGAGTTGAATAAAGAGAAGAAGTAATGGCAAAGCAAGTACAGCCGCTTGAGATTATCCTTGGCATCAAGGGTGCGGAAAAGCTTGCTGCGTTAAAAAGTTCATTTCGTGATCTTACAAAAACAGTAAAGCAGTCCGATGCTGATATTGAAGCTGCTCGAAAAAGCATTAACGATTACGTCAAATCTGCCAATAACAGTGAAGCCGTAATCAAGGGCCAGATCAAAGCCTTCGAGGGTCTGCGCGAGCAGGCTGCGATGGGTGGGAAGGTTTATCTTGAGCTTGGAAATCAAATAAAACAGCTAAAAGCGGATCTTCGTGGCTCGACTGATGCCGTCGAAGAGCAAAGGATTTCCCTTGTCAAGGCTGGGCAAGCGGCAAAGGGTTCCGCTTCTGATATACAATCTGTCGTCACCCAGCTTGAGCAGCTTCAGAAAAGCGCACGTCCTGGATCTTCGGCCTTTGCGCAACTTGGAAAAGATATTGCGGCGTTAAAAGCACAGCTAGCGGAGGCGAATGTAGAAGTTAAAAAGTTCAACGCTGGCTTTGAGATTAGTCAACGTCCTGCAATGAGTCTTGAAAAAATTCAACGACAAATTGGCAGGCTGACGGAAGGACTGAAAACTCTTAATTTTACTAGCAATGAATTCTTGGACGTTCAAGAACGCATTGTGCTTCTTGGTCAGGTTCAATCAAGAACAACTGGTCGTCAACAGGTTATAGCTAGGGAGAGAATGTTTGCTGGCGGAGCTTTTGAAGCATTTGCCGCTGGTCCGGCTGGAAGGCTTGAGCTTCCTAAAACCGTTGCTGCCTTGAATCTTGAGATTGGCGAACTGCAAGATCGGCTTGCCAATACTGTTCCCGGTAAAGCGTATGCAAATTTAACTGTTGAAATTGCCAATAAGCAGCGCGAGCTGCGAGAGATTATCAATGGAACCGCTGATGCTTACGACAGGGTTGCCGCTGCTCAAGATCGCTCCGCTCGCGTCGCTCAAAAGGTTGCAGGCATCCAAGAGTATCAAGCAAGTACTGGCGGTTTAGCGCCAGGTGTTGGAGGCTATCGCGATCCAGCCACTGGCGCAATTATTGCTCGCGGTGCTGGAAGCATTGCAGATAGAAGGGCATTTAATGCCGCCAGGGCGGAGTTGGCCAATGCAATCGCTGAGGGTGCTATTCAACAGGCGCGAATACTTGCGCTCCCCGCCGCTGGTCAAACAACGGCACTTGGCACAGGCGCAGCGATGAGCGGTGGCGCAGTTCCTCTTCGTGGCACAAGAGGGCCATTGCAGCCAATTGTTGGCTTACCAACCGATCTAAGGACTGTAGGCGGCCGTCGTCAACGGCCAGCTGGAGTGGAAGCGGAAGTTAATGACAGGGCAAGGCGATCGTACATTTCGCAGACGGAGGCTATTAGAAAAAATACTGAAGCCAAAGAGGCTGCAGCGCGTGTAGAGGCTAATTACCGCGCTGAAATTGATAAAGCCACAAAAGCAAACATTGGAAGCATCAACAGCTCTAATCGTTTAAGATCTGCTCTTGAGGCTTATAGATCTACGCTGCCAGCGACAAGCAAAGAATTCGCGAATCTTACAAAACAAATAAATGATCTTGATCGTAAATCCGAGGCCGTAAGTCGTCGAATGGGCCGCCGCCGGATGTCACCAATGCAGATGACACAGGCTGCTGGCGCTGCAATTTCGGGCGGTATTTTTGGTGGCCCCGAGGGCTTCTTGGGTGGTGCTATCGGCGCCATAGGAGGAGTTGGTGGTGCGTTTGCTGGTGCTGCTATCGGTGCGCAGGTTGGTGGTTTGCGGCGGACGCTTGGTGAGTACGCGGATTATGCAGCGCAGATTGCACGCCTACAGATTGCATTGGAGGGTATTTCTGGCTCGCAAGATCAGTACAATCGTGCGCTTGCGGCAGCAGCAGATGTAACCAAGAGTCTTAATGTCCCGCAAGAAGTAGCGATTCAAGGTATGACACGCCTTGTTGCTGCAGTCAAAGGCGCTGGTGGTGGTGTTGCGGATGCGGAGCTTGCTTTTAAGAACATCAACTCTGCAATTATTGCAACGGGTGGCGGTGCAGAACAAGTTCAAGGTGCTGTAACAGCGCTGGTTCAAATTTTCTCAAAAGGAAAGGTTTCTGCTGAAGAAATCAATCAAATCGCTGAAAGACTGCCTGGCACCTTTAACAAAATTGCTGCAGCATCTGGCCGTACTGGTCCAGAGCTGACGAAGGCGTTGCAAGACGGCAAGGTTGGCTTGAATGACCTGATGAAGTTTTTGATCAGCCTGGGTGACGAATACGGCGCCTTGGCTTTGAAAATTGGAGCATCTTCGGAAAATGCTGGAGCGCGATTGCAAGTCGCATTTAACA